GGAAACATCATCCAATGCAAGCCAAAAGATGTCACAAGAATTTACGAGAAAAATTTAATTAAGAGATTGAAAAATGAATTATGATTTTGAATACACGGACGGATACACAACGTGGTGCATGAACATCACGATGTATATGAACATTAATTTAATTTATATAGAATATGAGTAAAGACAACATTAACCCCGACCATTACAAGATGGGTAGTATTGAGTGTATTGATGCTATTGAATCATCAATGAGCTCAGAAGAGTTCAATGGGTATCTTAAGGGTAACGCACTAAAGTACTTGTGGAGATACAGACACAAGAACGGGAAAGAAGACCTTAATAAGGCAATTTGGTATATACAAAAATTAGAATCAAGATTATGAAAAACACATTTGAAGAATTAAGTAAAATTAACGTCAACGGCAAGTTAGAAAAGAAGGGTAGTCAAACCTACCTATCGTGGGCGTATGCATGGGCAGAAGTAAAAAAGTTATTTCCAAACGTTCAGAGAAAAGTTTATGAGCGTGAGGACGGAAGGAATTATTTTGATGATGGTCGCACGGCATGGGTAAAGGTCGGGGTTATCATCAATGACATTGAGCACATTGATTACTTGCCTATCATGAACCACGGAAACAAGTCTATAATGGTAGACAATGTAACATCATTTGACGTAAACAAGTCCATACAGCGTAGCACTGTGAAGGCGTTAGCATTGCATGGTCTGGCATTGTATGTATATGCTGGCGAAGACATGCCAGAAGAAGGTGACGGGGCACAAGTTGTTGACGTGTCAAAGCCAAAGAAGACAAACGCTAGCGTAAAGAAGGGCGGTGTAAGGATCGACTTAAACGTTGGTGACGATAACTGGGAGAAGGTTCTTAAGTATGTTCAAGGAAATAAGAGTCTAGGGACTGCTAGTATTCTCAAGACGTTATCTACTAAGTATGAGATTACTAATGTGGTAAAAGAGGTAATAGAGGGTGAGGTGGCGAAATGATCTCGCTAGACCTTTTAAGGGACGACAACCACTACTATGGTGAAGAGGGAAAGAAGTACTTATCCAATTCAGACATAGGCATTTTGTTAAAGAATCCATCAATGTATGGCAAACAACGAGACAAAACACCTGAGATGCTGAAGGGTTCATACTTCCATACGCTCATGTTGGAGCCTGAGAAGATCGACACATTTGTTGTGATTGATGCATCTACTCGCTCTACAAAGAAGTACAAGGAGGAGTCTGGCGACCAGTTGTGTCTGTTGAGCTCAGAGGTTGAGGAACTCATATCCATGGGCGAGGCAATGAAGTCTAACATGGAGGTGTTTGAGTACGTATACTTTGGCGCAACTGGTTTTGAGGTGCCGGCAATTGGAGAATTGTTTGGCACAATGTGGAAGGGTAAGGCTGATATTGTGAAGAGCACGATGATAGTGGATATAAAGACCACGTCTGACATTGACAAGTTTCGCTATTCGGCAAATGCATACAACTATGACTCTCAGGCATGGATTTACAACCAATTGTTTGGAGTTCCTATGGTTTTTGTAGTAATCGAGAAGGGCAGTAATCGTATTGGCATTTTCGATTGCTCTGACGAGTTCCTAGACAGGGGACGTGAGAAGGTAAAAAGTGCCGTTGAGGTTTGGAAGAAGTTTTTCGGACCTGATGCAACGGAGGATATTAATCAATTTGTAACCCATTTAACTTTATAATATTATGGCAGTTTTAATTAATGCGTCCATCAGAGTGGACAAGATCACAAAATCAAAAATCAACAAAGGATTTTTGGATGTAACAATTGCAATCAACGACAAGGTTGACAATTACGGACAGAACGTAGCGATTACAGAATCTTTATCAAAAGAAGAGAGGGAGTCTGGCGCTAAGAAGAACTACATCGGAAACGGTAACGTCGTGTGGAAGAACGATAACCCAGTAGAGGTTATTAAAAAACAAAAGAAGCAAGACGAGAGCCAAGATGAAGAGATTCCGTTCTAACCTTTTGTGCGGACATGGAGGGGGTAACTCCCCTCTGTGCTCTGTGCTCAATTTACTTTTCCCTTATACCCTTTTATATATAGATAAATATTTTTTATTCTCGTATACGAGGCACTAAAATGAGCATTTGAGCACAACTAGTAGTTAATTAATTGAAAGTCTGTAAGTTAAATGGTTTGATTTTGAGCACAATTTGAGCACAAAGCAAGCACAAGTAAGCACATTTATGTCACAAGTAACAATTTTTAAGAATATTAAGGATACATCAACCCCTTTCTTTAGGGATATCTCTGACATTCTTAACCGAATAAAGTCAGGCAAGAGTGAGGATGTTGTCAGAAAGATACGTTCTGAGAAGAACAAGGATAAGAGGAACATGCTAAAGCAGTCTCTTCCAGCAATATGTTTTTCTGGTACGTTCAATAAGAGGAACGACTCATCATTGCTTGATCATAGCGGTTATATATGTTTAGACTTTGATAACTATCCTAACAAGCAGGAGATGATGACAGAGCGTAGTCGGATTATTGCTGACAAGCACGTATACTGTTGTTTTATATCTCCATCTGGAGAAGGTTTGAAGGTTTTGGTTCGTGTACCTAAGGAGCCTGAGAATCACAAGTATTATTTTATGGCGTTGAAGGAGCACTTTAACAGTGATTACTTTGACACCACTAGCAAGAACATATCACGTGTGTGCTATGAGTCTTTTGATCCTACCATGCACATCAATAATGAATCTGAGGAATGGACAAAGAAGTATAACAAAGCCAAGGAGTACGACACGTCTCAGACTATAACGCCTAAGATAAAGTTATCTGATTCTAACGAGATAATCAGAAGGCTAACATTGTGGTGGGATAAGAACTATGGCATTGTTGAGGGGGAGAGAAACAATAACATGTTTATACTTGCGTCTAAGTTTAATCAGTTTGGAATAAGCAAGGACTTTGCGTTGTTTGCTCTAAAGCAATACTCTCATGAAGGTTTTGATGAGTCAGAGATATCTCAAATAGTTAACTCTGCGTATAGAAATACATCAGAGCATAAGACTAGGTTCTTTGAGGACGTTGAGAAGGTGGATGAGATACGTGAGAAACTGAAAGGGGGTGTGCCAAAAAAGGAGATAGTGCTGGACCTTCGGGAGTCTGGCGTTGATGATGATACCATCAACTATGTTATAAGTGATATTGAGGATAGTTCACACGTTAGAGAGTTTTGGACTATAAATCAAAAGGGTACAATTAATTTAATGCATTATGAGTTTAAAGAATTTTTGGAAGAGAATGGGTACTTTAAGTATTCGCCTGAGGGTACAAAGAATTATGTTTTTGTTAAGGTTACGAATAATCTTATCGACAATACTTCGGAAGACGAGATAAAGGATTTTGTTTTGTCATATGTTGAAAAGGTTGCAGACAGAAACGTATATAATTTCTTTGCTGACAAGACTAGGTTCTTTAAGGAGGACTTCTTAACCATGCTGTCTCATGTTGATGTTTACTTTGTTCAAGACACTAAGGACGTATCATTTCTTTATTATAGGAACTGCGCTGTACGTGTTACGTGTGATGAGATAACTATCGTTGACTATATTGACTTGGGTGGTTATGTATGGAAGAATCAAGTTATACAGAGAGACTTTAAAGTTGATGAGGTCGCAGATTGCGACTACAAGAAATTCATAACAAACATTGCCGGCATGTCCAGAGCAAAGACAGATGATGATGTTGACATGGTAAAAAGAAGGATCAAGTCTATTGAGTCTACTATTGGATACTTGTTGCATGGGTATAAGAACTTGGGTTACTGTCCTGCTGTCATAATTAATGACGAGGTGATAACGGACAATCCAGAGGGCGGTACGGGTAAGGGTATTTTTGTAAATGCTATTGGTCAGATGAAGAGTAATGTAGTTATGGATGGTAAGTCATTTTCATTTGAGAAATCTTTTGCGTATCAGCTTGTCAGTGCAGACACTCAGATACTAACATTTGACGACGTTAGAAAGCACTTTGACTTCGAGAGGTTGTTCAGTATAGTTACGGAGGGGATAACGCTTGAGAAGAAGAATAAGGACGCAATTAAGATACCTTTCAACAAGTCACCAAAGATTATCATAACAACCAACTATGCAATTAAGGGTAAGGGTAACTCGTTTGAGCGTAGAAAGTGGGAGATTGAGTTCACCAATCATTACAGCAAGGACTATACTCCTGAGGATGAGTTTGGCAGGTTATTATTTTCTGACTGGGACGAGGATGAATGGTTGAGGTTTGACAACTATATGATATCTAACCTTAGATTGTACCTGTGCTCCGGATTTGTGTCTAGTGAGTTTACTAATCTTGAGACTCGTAAGTTTCAAGCTGAGACTGACTATTCATTTCATGAGTGGTTGTATGACAAGCACAACAACATGATAAAAATGAATGAGAAGTTGTACACACAAGACTTGCACAATGCATTTGTTGCTGACTACTCAGACTTTTCTAGGCTGTCGCAACAGAGGTTTAACAAGTGGCTTAAGGCTTATGGATTGTATGAGACAGGTATTGAGCCTGAGTTTGGTAGAGATAGAATTGGCAAGTGGGTAATGTTTGTAGATATATGATTGAGTTAAGAGATTATCAAAAAGAAATATCTGCTGAGGCTGGTGAAGTCTTGCGTAAGTATGGGTTTGTATATTTAGCTATGCAGGTCCGAACTGGCAAGACGCTAACCAGTATGGCTACGGCAGAGCTGGTTGGAGCAAATAATGTATTGTTCTTGACTAAGAAGAAGGCGATCTCATCGATCATGTCTGACTACAAGTTACTTTCTCCTGACTTCAACATTGAGGTTACTAACTACGAGAGTATGCACAAGGCTGAGATGCATCCAATAGACTTAATTGTTCTTGACGAGGCTCATGGTTTTGGTGCGTTTCCAAAGCCTAGTAAGAGGACAAAGGAGTTGCATGATATCATTGCAAGAAACAATCCTTATGTGATATACTTGTCTGGTACTCCAACTCCTGAGTCGTACTCTCAGATATACCATCAGTTTTGGGTTTTGGGCAATAGGTCTCCATTCGCTAGATATAAAAACTTTTATAAGTGGGCGCATGAGTTTGTTAGTATAAAGCAGAGGCGTATCGGTGGTCTTGTTGTTAATGATTACTCTATGGCAAAGGACCCTATGATAGATCAGGTAATATCAAAGTATAAAATAAGTTTTACTCAGGAGGAGGCTGGATTTGAGTCTTCTATAGAGGAGGAGATACTTTGGGTAGACATGCCTAATACAATAAGGACAATGTCTGAGAGGCTGAAAAGAGATCTTGTTATAGAGGGGAAAGAGGAGGTTGTTCTTGCTGACACGGGTGCTAAGTTGATGCAAAAGATTCACCAAATTCATTCCGGCACTGTAAAGTTTGAGTCAGGTAACTCTATGGTCATTAGCACGTACAAGGCTGAGGCTATACGTGACAAGTTCAGAGGTAAGAAGATCGGAATATTTTATAAGTTCGTCGAAGAGCTCAATGCGTTGAAGTCTGTGTTTGAGGATACACTAACAACTGACATTGACACGTTCAATAATACTGATTGTAAGGTTATAGCCTTACAAATTGTGAGTGGACGTGAGGGTATATCCTTACGAAATGCTGAGTACTTAGTGTTCTACAATATTGACTTTAGTGCCACTAGCTATTGGCAGGCACGAGACAGAATGACGACTAAGGATAGGCTTTATAATAAGGTTTACTGGGTGTTTTCTAGGGGTGGTATTGAGGAGAAAATTTATAAAGTTGTTAATAAAAAGAAGGCATATACTGTGTCACACTTTAAGAAGGATTTATTATCTTTGTAGACCCATGCAATCTGAACAGAAGGTCCAAACCAAGAGGATAAAAGAATTAGAAGCAGAGGGGTACTACGTAATTAAACTTATTAAAACTAACAAGAACGGGATACCCGATCTAATTGCTATTCATCCAGAAAAGGGAGTGCTCTTCTCCGAGGTAAAAAGAGCAGATGGTAAGCTGTCGCCATTACAGAAGTACAGAATTGAAGAATTAAAAAATTTAGGATTTAACGTAGAAGTACATTATGGAAAAACTAATTAAAGAAAGCCATGGAATGGCAAGAAACAACGGTTTCTGGGACGAAGAAAGAAATGTTCCTGAGATGTTAATGCTGGTAGTGTCTGAACTATCAGAGGCCCTAGAGGCATTGAGAAAGAATCATTACGCTGATGATGTTGCTGTAAAAGAATTATACAGAGACATTGAGCTAGACGTTACTGATGAAGAGTTTAAGTTTATGAAGGAACCATGGAAGGCTGGTTTTGAGAAGAATGTTAAGTCTTCTTTTGAGGACGAGATAGCTGATGTGGCTATCAGGCTATTTGATTTGTGTGGAGGGTTAAACATCGACCTCCAGAAACACATTGAGCTTAAGATGAAATATAACAGTATGAGACCTTACAAGCACGGGAAAAAGTTTTAATTATGGACAAAGAAAAAGAAATATTATCGGACATTACAACTTGGATGAAGTACGCCAAGTTTTTACCAGAGAAGAACAGAAGAGAAACATGGGACGAGTTAGTTACTCGTAACAAGCAGATGCACATTGATAAGTTTCCACACATGGAGACTTTAATCGAAGAGGTGTACAAAACTGTGTACGATAAAAAGGTGCTTCCTTCCATGCGTTCACTTCAGTTTGGTGGCCGTGCTATCGAAGTAAACCCAGTTAGATTGTTTAACTGCTCTTACCTGCCCATCGATCATTACAAGGCCTTCAGCGAGACTATGTTTTTGTTGTTGTCTGGTACTGGAGTTGGGTATTCTGTAAGGAACAGAGATATTGAAAAGCTTCCTGCGATTTCTAGGGCTGATAAAGATAGAAAGTATTTGATTGGAGATTCTATTGAAGGATGGGCTGACGCTGTTAAAGTGTTGATGAAGTCTTATCTTGGACTGAGCTCTTGGAGGCCTAAGTTTGATTTTAGGTCTATACGTCCAAAGGGTGAGAGATTAATCACTAGTGGTGGAGTAGCTCCGGGCCCTGAGCCATTGAAGGTATGTCTGTCTCAGATTGAATCAATATTATCTGTTAAGAAAGATGGCGACAAGCTTACCTCTTTAGAGTGTCATGATATATTGTGCCATATTGCTGACGCTGTGTTGTCAGGTGGTATTAGAAGATCTGCAATGATTAGCTTATTTGACCTAGATGATCAAGACATGCTTACATGTAAGTTTGGTAACTGGTGGGAGTTAAACCCTCAGCGTGGACGTGCTAACAATAGTGCAGTTCTTAAGCGTGGAGAGGTTACCAAGGATGAGTTCTTAAACCTTTGGAAGAAGGTTGAGCTTTCTAATAGTGGAGAGCCGGGCATCTTCTTTACAAACGATGATGATAGTGGAATAAACCCATGTGCTGAAATTGCGCTGAACCCAAACCAGTTTTGTAACTTGGTTGAGATAAATGCGTCAGACGTGGTTGATCAAGAAGACTTGGAGCATCGTGTGCATTGCGCTGCTGTTATTGGTACGTTGCAGGCATCGTACACTGACTTTCATTACTTGAGACCTGTGTGGAAGAAGACTACGGAGCGCGAAGCATTGCTTGGTATAGGTATGACCGGGATTGCTAGTGGTCGTGTTCAGAAGTTGGACTTAAAGAAAGCTGTAAGTGTGGCTAAGTTTGCAAATGAGTTAATTGCTCCTCAGATTAATATAAATACAGCTGCTCGTATTACGTGTGTAAAACCTTCTGGTACGTCTTCTCTTGTATTAGGAACGTCCAGTGGTATTCATGCATGGCATGACGACTATTATATCCGTAGAATACGTGTAGGTAAGAATGAGGCTATGTATACATACTTATCTATCAGACACCCTGAGTTGCTAGAGGACGATGTATTTAAGCCGGAGTCTCAGGCAGTTATATCTGTACCACAGAAAGCTCCAGAAGGGGCTGTAGTTAGATCTTCTGAGAATGCTATTGAGTTCTTAGAGCGTGTTAAGGACATACATAATAGATGGGTGAAGCCTGGCCATATTTA